GTTTGCAGAACTGTTGCGTGCGGTGGGTGTAGAGCCGCCGATGAAGATAAGCCCGACCACGAGCAAAGAAACCCTTGCACTCGCCAAGAACGACGAAGAGTTTAAGGCGCTGGCTGAGCACGAGAACACAGATGTACAGATATTAGTGGAAGCGCGGCTGGGTACAAAGAGCACACTAGAAGAAACAAGGACGCAGAGGTTTATCGACATCGCAAGTCGTGGCCCGTTACCCGTGCCGATCAGATACTACGCCGCACATACTGGTAGGTTTGGTGGTGATGACAAGATCAACATGCAGAACTTGCCAAGCCGTGGGCAGAACGCAAACAAGTTGAAGAAATCTATTTACGCGCCCAAGGGTTTTGTGGTTATCGATTCGGACTCGGCACAGATTGAAGCCCGTGTGCTTGCGTGGTTGGCTGAGCAGGATGATCTAGTCGAAGCGTTTACCCGTGGCGAAGACGTGTACAAGTTGATGGCAGGAAAGATCTACGGTAAAGATCCGCAGGACATAAGCAAAGAGGAACGCTTCTTTGGCAAGACCGTGGTGCTTGGTGCAGGGTATGGTCTCGGCGCGGCAAAGTTTCAGTTGATGGTGAAGACGCAAGGGGTAGACATTTCCCTTGATGAAGCGCGGCGGATCATCGACATTTATCGTAGGTCAAACAGTAAGATCGCACAGTTGTGGCGGCAGTCGCAGTACGCCCTTGAGTGCATGAGCCGGGGAGATGGTTGCGCCCTTGGCAGGGCAGGCGTGCTTGAGGTGGTACCAGAAGAAACAGCCATACGCCTGCCGAGCGGGTTACTTATGCGGTACGACGATCTGAAGTTTGAAAACGACGAGAAGGGCGTGCAGTATCACTACAAGACTCGCAAGGGACGTACAAAGATATACGGTGGTAAAGTTGTAGAAAATGCTTGCCAAGCGATTGCCAGATGTATCATTGCAGAACAAATGCTGAAGATAAGTAAGAAGTATCGCGTTGTGCTTACCGTGCATGATGCGATTGCCTGTGTCGTACGAGAGGTAAATAAGGACGAAGCCCGTGCCTACATAGAAGAGTGTATGCGTTGGGTACCTGACTGGGCCACTGGGTTACCTGTTAACTGTGAATCAGGAGTTGGAACATCTTATGGAGACTGTTAAGTTGGTTGATTACGCACCGCATCTATTGGAGGTGAAGCGCCTGACTATGGAACTGCACCAGATTCTTATAGAAGCGAATTACGAAGAGGCGACTGATGTAGCTTTAAAGCTGACATCCGAATCAAAACTTCTTATCAACGCAATCAAACATCATAACGAGAACCAACGATGAAAATACCCGCATGGTCTTTCAGTAGCATCAAGACTTACGATCAATGCCCTAAGAAGTTTTATCATTTAAAGGTTGTCAGAGATTACCAAGAAGACCAGAACGCAGAGCATCTTCTTTACGGTACTGAGTTTCATAAGGCTGCCGAGCTGTATTTAAAAGATGGCACGCCGATTCCCCCGCAGTTTAACTTTGCCAAGGGGGCGTTGGATAACCTGAACAATCTACCCGGCAAGAAGTTGTGTGAGTACGAGATGGGGCTTACTGAAAACTTAGACCCATGCGGGTTCAAAGACGAGAACGTGTGGTGGCGTGGTATCGCAGACCTGATCATTCTCGATGAGAAAATTGGGGAGGCCCGTGTGATTGACTACAAAACTGGTAAATCTGCAAAGTACGCAGACACCGGGCAGTTAGAACTTATGGCGTTGGCTGTGTTCAAGCACTTTCCCACGGTCAAGAAGGTGAAGGCAGGGTTGCTCTTTGTGATTGCCAAGCAGTTGATCAAAGGTAACTATCACGTGGATAACGCTTCGGTTCTGTGGGGTAAGTGGTTGAAGGACTACGAGCGCATGAGGTCTTCATACAAAAACAACGTATGGAATCCACGCCCATCTGGGCTTTGCCGGAAGCACTGTGTAGTGCTAGAGTGTCCCCATAACGGAAGGAACGGATGATGCCTTACAAGAACCCAGAAGATCGTAAACGTAACTACAAACGCGAATATCAACTACAGGTTGAGGGCGGTGCCATACCCAACAAGCTGGAGCGACAGCGTGCACGCCGAGCCGTGGATAAGAACGGAACAGACGCAAACGGAAACGGCAAGGCTGATGCACGTGAAGGTAAAGATGTGAGCCATAAGAAGGCGTTGAGTAAGGGTGGGTCAAACAAGGACGGATATTTTATTGAAGACCGCGCCAAGAACAGAGCACGAAACTACAAAAAGTAGTGTAGAATAGTTTTTCTCGCAGGGGCGAACTCGCCCCTTGCACTTGTCACTGAGGGTTGGATGGAAATTATAGATAACAAAGCACTTCTTTTGACTTTGCGTAATCCGCAAAAGGTCACTGCTGTCATACCAAAAAGTAGGGAACTCCCTAACAATCGCGTAGTTGTGAATTGGGGGCTAGATGAAGCACAAGTGCTGAAGAACCTACGGATAAAGAACGTGCCTTCCCCGATCATCGGGCAGTACAACTGGCCCGGTCAGTACAAACCTTTTAATCACCAACAAACAACGTCTGCGTTTCTTACCCTAAACCGCCGAGCCTTCTGCTTGAACGAGCAGGGTACAGGCAAAACCGGAAGCGTTATCTGGGCGGCAGACTACCTGTTGAAACAAGGCAAGATTAACCGGGTGCTAGTCATCTGCCCGTTGTCGATTATGGATTCGGCGTGGCGTACAGACTTGTTTAAGTTCGCCATGCACCGGACTGTGGATATTGCACACGGATCTTCTGATAAGCGCAGGGCCATTATTCGTAACCATACAGACTTCACCATAATTAATTACGACGGGGTGGAAGTAGTGGCTGATGAGATCGCCCGTGGTAGATACGATCTGATCGTGGTAGATGAAGCCAATGCGTACAAAAACCCAACTACCAGACGCTGGAAAGTGTTAAACAGTCTTGTAAAACAAGACACGTGGTTGTGGATGATGACTGGTACCCCTGCCGCGCAGTCGCCTGTAGATGCTTACGGTCTGGCAAAACTTGTTAATCCTACCGGGGTGCCTCGGTACATGAGCACATTCCGTGAGATGGTCATGGAGAAGATCACGCAGTACAGGTGGATCCCCAAGCCGAACGCTACCAGTATTGTCTTTGAAGCACTGCAACCGGCAATCAGGTACACCAAGGACGAGTGCTTGGATCTGCCCGAAATGATCTACACCAAGCGCCGGGTGGAACTTACCAAACAGCAAAGCAAGTACTACGACCTGTTGAAGAACCGCATGATCATGGAAGCTGATGGCGAAGCCATTACGTCAGTCAACGCAGCGGTCAACATGAGCAAACTCCTGCAAATATCTTGTGGTGCAGTCTACTCAGATACAGGCGAAACAATCGAGTTCGACATAAAGAATCGCTATAACGTACTAAAAGAAGTTATAGAAGAGTCAAGCCAGAAGATTCTGGTGTTCGTGCCGTTTAAGAACACGATCCAAATACTTTCCCAGAAACTAAACGCCGAAGGTATTTCGACCGAGGTAATCCAAGGCGACGTGCCTGTAAACAAACGCACCGACATATTCAAACGGTTCCAAGAGACCCCCGAGCCGAGAGTGCTGGTTATTCAGCCCCAAGCCGCATCACACGGTGTAACCCTTACTGCCGCCAATACGGTGGTCTGGTGGGGGCCGACGAGCAGTCTGGAAACCTACGCCCAAGCCAATGCACGGGTTCACAGGTCAGGGCAAAAACACCCCTGTACCGTGGTTCAGTTGGTTGGATCTGCCGTAGAAAAACATGTTTACCGTTTACTTGATAATAAAATAGATGTTCACCAACAAATAGTTGAACTTTACAAAGATATACTTGACTAACGTATTGTTCGCTATTAAACTACAGTTTTAGCCAAGGAGAGTAACAATGGAAACCCAAGCCACACTACCCGTAGTACCCCCCGAGAAATTAGTCAAGACGTATCTGAGGATCAAGGCGGCGAAGGCCGAACTCACTGCCGAGTACGAAGCCAAGGAAAACAAACTGAACCTTCAGATGGCGAAGGTCAAAGATCATCTGTTGGAGTACTGCAAGGCGCACGGGGTTGAAAGCGTGCGTACTACAGAAGGTTTGTTCTACCGCACCTTGAAGACCAGTTATTGGACTAGCGATTGGGAATCAATGGGTAAATTTATTCTTGAGCATGGCGTGCCTGAGTTGTTGGAGAAGCGCCTGCACCAAGGAAACATGAAGCAATTTTTAGAAGAGAACCCCGATCTGCTGCCGCCGGGGTTAAACGCAGAGCGGGAGTACACCATTAATGTAAGGAGGAAGTGATGAGTGAACCGGATAAGTTTGTAACGATTGAAGAATTATCCAAGCATTTTGCGATTTCGACTTCAACAATTAGAAGTTGGTATCGACGTGGATTGATCCCAAAGGAAACGTACTTCAAGGTTGGCGGCACGTACAGGTTCAATCTGCCTAAAGTTGTTGCGGCGCTTACCAAGATCCCAGACCCGGAGGTGAAACCTGATCCGATAGT